TTGCAACAATATGGCGTTTGTCGGGCTGTCTGACAGTTACGAGCAATTCTACCAGGCCGTTCGTCGGTGCTGGCGATTTGGTCAAACTAAGCCGGTCAACATTCACATCATCACCGCCGAGACGGAAGGTGCAGTCGTAGCCAACATCAAGCGCAAGGAGCAAGACGCCATGACTATGGCAGACAACATGGTTCAGCACATGAAGGACATTAACACGGCTGCAATTCATGGTGCGACGGTGCGGGACAAGTCGCCCTACGTCCGCGACGTTGTGACCGGGAACGGCTGGACGGCTCACCTTGGCGACTGCGTTGATGTTGCCTCTGAATTGCCGACCGACTCCCTTCACTACACCGTCTATTCGCCACCCTTCGCGAGTCTCTACACCTACAGCAACAGCGACAGGGATATGGGCAACTGCACCAATTATGACGAGTTCTTTACCCACTACAAATTCCTCGTCAAAGAGATCTTCCGCGCAACCATGCCTGGGCGTCTGGTGTCGTTTCACTGTATGAACCTGCCGACCAGCAAAGAGCGCCACGGGTTCATCGGCATCCAAGACTTCCGAGGCGACCTGATCCGGCTGCACCAGGAGGCCGGGTTCATTTTCCACTCCGAGGTGTGCATCTGGAAAGACCCGGTGACGGCTATGCAGCGCACCAAGGCGCTCGGTCTGCTGCACAAACAGATCCGCAAGGACTCCTGTATGAGCCGGCAGGGAATACCGGACTTCCTTGTGACCATGAGGAAGCCTGGCGACAATCCAGAGCGGGTGTCTCACACGCCAGAGGACTTCCCTGTTTCGTTGTGGCAGCGGTACGCCTCTCCGGTATGGATGGACATTAACCCTTCAGACACGTTGCAGTATCGAAGCGCGAGAGAACACAACGACGAGCGCCACATCTGCCCGTTGCAGTTGGACGTTATCCGCAGGGCTTTGAAGTTGTGGAGCAACCCAGGCGACTTGGTATTCAGCCCGTTCATGGGCATTGGTAGCGAGGGATTTGTTGCTATCCAAGAGGGCCGGCGCTTCGTCGGATCGGAATTGAAGCGAAGCTACTTTGAGCAGTCTTGCCGCAATTTGGCAGCGGCTACCGAAGAGCAACACGATTTGTTCTGTTTGGCATAAGATGTATTGTTTGTATAATTGACAGCATGCATCAAATTTACTACAATGTCTGCGACATAAACGCTACGCAAGGTTGCGGCTTGCTATGCGATGGACGAATGGGCTTATGCCCTGAATGGCCTTGTAGGTGGAGCCGCAACCTCCCCTGCTGGGCCATTCTTATTTTGGCGGGGCGCTATGAAGATTAAAGACTGGAAGAAGTTTCAGCATTTCAATAATCGCAAGCCACCGTGGATAAAACTTTACCGAGACATTTTAGACGATGTTGAATGGTTCGATCTTGAACCAACGGCGTCGAAGCATCTTGTTATGCTCTGGCTAATCGCCAGCGAGGACATGGGCAACCTGCCCGACATAAAAACAATCGCGTTTCGGTTGCGTGCATCAGAACATCAAGTAAAACAATCGCTTAGCAAGCTCTCTCACTGGATATTACAAGATGATATCAACATGATATCAAAGCGATATCAAGATGATGCTCTAGAGAGAGAGGGAGAGAGAGAGACAGAGGAAGAGAAAGAGAAAGAGGGAAAGAAACGCGCGCGAGCTTTTGGAAGTTTTGAAAATGTGAAGTTGACTGAAGAGGAACACGCAGGCCTCGTTGAAAAGTTAAATGGATCATCCGGCCAATATATCGAGTCGCTGAGTTGCTACCTCGCACAACACCCTCGCAAGAAATACGGCAGTCACTACGCCACCATTCTGAACTGGCACCGCAAGGACATGGCCGAGCAGAACAAAAAGCACGCCCAAGCTCAAGAGGCCGAAAAGTGGCTGAAGGGGGAAGCATGACTGCCGAGGTGTTTAGCAAGGGCGTTGTTGCAATCGAGTCACTGTTCAACAGCGGCACCTACCCGCTCAACGCAGCCGATGACATTTGGCCTGATGTGCGCGACTTCAGCGACGATGCCATGCGTGGGGCGTATCGGCGTATCCGTATCGAGTTCAACAGCCGTCCTACTCTCGCCAGGGTTCGTGACTTGATCGTTGAAGAGGGCCGCAAGATAGCGTCGAAGATTTCCGACGAGATCGAGCGTGAGGCCGAGCAGCGCCGCCGCGAAGAGGCGCGGCATACCAACGTCGTGCTGCGCGGGGCCGCTGGCCCTGATCCCTTCATCCGCGAGATGTGCCGCATTGCCTTGGGCGGCTACACCGAAGAGCGCCGGTCCGAGTTGATGGCAGACGTTGAGCGCCGGTATCCCGGCCTGCCTGGGCCAAATGGCGAGATTGTCATTGACGCATGGGAGAGGGCGCGGCGCATCCAGTTACGGGGTCGGGTGATGACGCAGCGGGACGAGGTGGCGGTGTGACAATCCAAAAACGCACAAAAAAGGCCGTGAGGCGGCGCAAGCCTGTTACCCCTGACTCGACTATCACCGCGAAGCTTCGGAGGCTCTGGATGTACTCTCGCGAGCGCCAGGAGGCATTGAAGCGCGACGGTCGCAAGTGTACCTGCTGCGGCGAGGGGTTTCACGTCGAAGTTCACCACCTCGAAAAGGCGAGGTTGGACTTGTTGGTGGCACACGTCCGGCGCTACCTGCTGCATCCTCACACGGACTTAATAACGCTTTGCCGAGAGTGCCACGCGGCGGAGCACAAAGGGGGAGACTAATGAAATGCGAGATTTGCAGTAAAGAAAACACTCAGTTTTCTTGGACTGACACTCACGGGGTAGCGCAGTGCTACCAGTGCGGTACGCCGTATGTAATTCTTCACTACGAAGGCGAAGGCGACGAGCTGAAAAGGGTTGATAAGGAACCAGAAATTGCAGTGCTCAGAGAATGGGTGCCGCTGCTGCGCGAGTATTGGGAGCAGACACATCGAATTATCCCAAGCGGCTACAGTTTCACTGGGGGGTACGAGCGCGCCAGCCGAGGTGACCAAAAAGCATTTCAAACTTGGGCGGAGGAGAACAAACATCGGGCGAATTGCCACGCTGCCGAGCATAAGGGGGAGAGATGAGAGGCTTCGCCGCCGTCACCGACTTTGCCTACCGTATGCTATCCACCCTCAACCACCCGCGCAACGCCGCCAAGGGCTGCTGGTCGCAGATGACCTTTGACGACTTGGTTGACAAGCTGCACGAAGAGCGCCGGGAGGTGGACGCGGAGATCGCTTTGATGCGTCTCGGATCTGGCGACATTCGCCGTCTGGTGGCTGAGTGTACCGACGAAGCGAACGTGCTGATGATGATCGCTGACAATTTAGGAGGGGAGGCGTGAGATACGGCAGCGTGTGCAGCGGGATAGAGGCCGCTACAGTCGCATGGCATCCGCTCGGATGGGAACCGGCCTTCTTCTCGGAGATAGAGCCATTCCCTTGCGCTGTTCTCAAGCATCACTATCCGTCTGTGCCGAATTACGGCGACATGACCAAGTTCAAGGAGTGGCCGGATGATGCAAATATCAATGTTCTCGTCGGAGGAACCCCCTGCCAGTCCTTCTCAGTCGCAGGACTTCGCCAGGGGCTTGATGACCCTAGAGGCAACCTCATGCTTACATTTGGTGCAATCGCTGACAAATATCGCCCCACCTGGTTGGTTTGGGAGAACGTCCCCGGTGTCCTGTCGAGTAACGGAGGACGGGACTTTGGAACCTTTCTCGGGATGCTGGGCGAACTCGGGTATGGGTTCGCATACCGGACTCTTGACGCTCAGTTCTTCGGAGTGGCCCAGCGACGCCGCCGTGTGTTCGTTGTCGGACATCTTGGAGACTGGCGACGTGCCGCAGCGGTTCTTTTTGAGCGCGAAAGCCTGTCAGGGCATCCTGCGCCGCGCCGACAAGCGAGGCAAACTGCTCCCACCATCCCTAGCCGCAGCACTGCTGGGGGTGGCCTCGGAACCGACTTTGACTGCGATGGCGGTTTAGTGCCAACCATAGCCAACCCGCTGACCGCAAGGATGCACAAAGGCATCAACACCACCTGCGACGAAGGGCAGACGATGATCCCTGTCGGGTTTGACGATGTTGCCAGAACGCTATCAGCACGGCACGACTCGTCACCCTGTGCCGACCGCGGGATGGATGTGGTGGCTATCCGCACCGCCAACACGCAAGCCAACGGTCACGGCATCGCGGAAGGGGTAGCGCATACCCTCGACCAGGCGCAGGGGCAGGCGGTGGCGTACAAGCCGCTGGCGATGACGGTGGCGGGTATGTTTAAAGCGTCCGTCAGCAATGCCCTTGACTCCCAGGACGGGAGCAAACAGCGGCACATCGCTGTTCAGCAGATGCAAGTCCGCCGCCTCACTCCCGTCGAGTGCGCGAGACTCCAAGGCTTCCCTGACAACTACCTCGACATTCCCTTCCGCAACCGTCCTGCCTGTGACGGCCCTAAGTACAAGGCACTCGGCAACTCGATGGCTGTGCCTGTGATGGCCTGGATTGGCAAGCGCATCGAACTGATCAACTCTTTAATCGCTGACAACATGGGGGAGAGATGAAGGTGCTGCGCGTCTTCCCGCGCAGGACTGCGGCGACCCCTGACGATGATCTTGTGCGCGTCGGGGTCGGGCCTGGACTGTTTGACGAGGCAGACCGAGTAGAGATCAGCCACACGTTTAGTTGGGATGCGCCGATGGTGGACTGGCTCTACAGCCAATGGCGTCACGTTGCACCAACCGAGATTGGGGGGCCGGCAACCCTAACACCAGGAGGCGACTTCGTGCCTGGTCGGTACGTCAAGCGCGGGTACGTCATCACCAGTCGTGGATGTCCAAACCGCAACTGCAACCATTGCGATGTCCCGCAGAGAGAAGGGTCATTGCGCGAGTTGCCCATCACCGAGGGTCACAACGTGCTTGACGACAACCTACTGGCATGTAGCGAGGCGCATATTCGTGCCGTGTTCGCCATGCTCAAGACACAACGCAAGGTGGAGTTCACCGGGGGACTAGAGGCGGCGCGTCTCAAGCCGTGGCACGTCGACTTGCTGCGCGAGGTCAAACCAAAGCAGATGTTTTTCGCGTATGACGATCCGTTTGATCTTGAGCCGCTACGGCAGGCTGGGAAGATGTTACTGGATGCCGGTTTTACGACCGCCAGCCATGCTCTCCGGGCTTATGTGTTGTGCGGGTATACTGGGGATACCATTGACGCGGCAGGGGTGCGTATGGCCGAAACATTGGATGCCGGCTTTACACCGATGGCAATGGTGTATCGCGGCAAGGACGGCAAGAGAGGGCGAGAATGGATACCGTGGGCGCGGCAGTGGATCAGGCCGCACATTATCCACAGATCGGCGGCAGCATGACCATCACCCCTCTCGACTGCTGCGCTGCTATGTCTCCTGTCGCTGTAGAGGAGTTACGCCAACTGAGGGATCGGATACAACAACTTGAGCAAGGGGGAGTTATGAGCAGCTTTGATGAGTGGTGGAAAGAATACGATCATCACGGTAGAAGTCTCAAATATAGTGTGGCTAGTGACGCTTGGAACGCCGCCCTCGACGCCGCCGCGAAGGTAATAGACGAAGATGTTGATTGGGATTGTTTTTGCGAGGGTGACGGTATCACATCGCCAGAGATTATTTGTGGCCCATGTGAGTTGGTAAGCAGAATTGCCGCCGCCATCGAGCGGCTAAAGGAGGAGTAGTGATGTGCAAGAAAGGGATACCGTACCCAAACGGGCAGTGTGACGTTTGCGGGGGAAAAATAGGAATTGGTGTGGGAGAGTCTGTCGAAGTCAAAAACACATACCTTCGGTCAGCAGCAGACAAACCCTACTGCACCGACACGCTGGCACTGTCGGCCAATAAAAACCAGCAAATACACACTGACGAAAAGTGCATCTTTAACTACTGCCCGACACCAGAGATATGCCGTGAAAAAGGATGCCAAAATCCTGTAGAGCGGCTGAAGGAGGAGTAAACGG